AAAAGCTCTAAAGAGTTTACTGAACGCATGAGACATTTGGGTGCTACTAGTTCCGAAAGTGCGGAATTTTTAGCTGAGTACATAGATATGCAACGTACACAAGCATATACTAATTCGCAAGATTTAGCCAAGCAGACCCGACAAGCCGAGGCGTTATTTCAGAACTTCGATGCAATGAGTCACACCTTAAGTCTTTCTAAAAAGCAGATGTTAGATAATATTCGTAGCTCTATAGAAGGTTCGATTCAAACTAAGTTTTATTTGCAAAGTGTACCTGAAGAAATTCGTGGAGCTTTCACTGAGTTCGGCGCAATGATGGGCGGGCCCGAAACGGAAATGTTAAGGAATAAAATATTCGACGCTATTTCTGATCCTTTCTTAGCTAGGACAGATTTATTCCAGGCGTTTGCATCTTCTGCGCCGGGCGCCACTGATGCACTAAAAGCTATGCAAGACACAATAAAAAGCGGCAATAAGATGTCAGAAGAGCAGTCACTGGCTTTATTTGATACCCTTGCTAATGCAAACGAATCAATGTTAATGACAATGGGCATGGATGCAAACGAAGCAAAGCAGTTAGTGATAGAGTCTAAAATTGCCGCCCAGAACCTAAGAGAATCCATTTCGTGGCAAAAAGCACTCGATCAAGATAAAGAAAAGATACTTAAAGATCAGTTAAAAAGTGCAGCCGGTTTAACAGACGCCTGGAAAATGGTTACTACAGTATTCGAAAGGACGATAGGTGAATTATTTCAAAAAGGCGAGTTTGTTGAAAGTATCTCGAAGTTTGCGTTCGCTTTTGAAAAAAATATTAAAGTTATTATACCTAAGATTATTGAATTTGCAACTAGTCTTGCAGAAAAATTGCCCGTAATTATTGATATGATGTCGGAATGGCTTAATAAATTTACTTCATTTGCAGAAAAAATAGACGAACCTGGAAAAGCAATTTCAGATTTCTTCAGTGGTAGTTTCGTCGACATCATTGCCAACGGCATAAAGACAATCTGGGATAATCCTCTCATTTCGGCTGCAATTGTAGCCGGCATTGCCTTACTATTTAAAGGATTACCAGCCATGGGCGGAGCAGTAGGCGGCGCTGCTGGTGGTGCAGCCGGCGGATTATTAGGGGGATTAGGAAAAGGCGCTGGCGTAGCAATTCAAGGAATAGGGGCCGGTCTCGCTGCGCTAGGCTCTCAAGCCCCAATGATTTTACTCGGTGCAACTGCTATCGGCGGAGCAATAGCACTTATCGGCGCAGGCATAGCAGGAGCAACATGGTTGACAGGATCTGCATTGTCGACGTTTACAGCAAGTTTAAAAGAATTTGAAACACTTGATTCTACAAAATTATCGGCACTCGGCGGCGCAATTGCTGACATCGGCGCTGGATTATCGCTTTTTGCCGGTGGAACAGCGTTACAATCAGCAAGTGGCATTGGGGATTCTATTGCTGGAATATTCGGAATGGATACCTCTTTCACTGATAAGTTTAAAGAGTTCGAAGAGATGGCATCCACTTCTAGTTATAGTAGTGAAAATTCAGTGTTTGTCAGAATGGCAACAGATGTTGATTTATTAGCAACGGCTATAACAAATTTGAATAATGTCGGTGCAATTCAAGTAGGACCAGGAAATAATGTCACGATAGGTGAAAAGAAAATTGTCGAGACAACAATCGAAAGTCCGTCGTTGAATGTGCCGACTTCTAAGGGTGACAACACGACAGCAACCTCACCGGAACCTGCACGGCCCGAGAAGTACTCGGAGATAAATACAAAAACAGAAATAGACCTATTAAAGAAGCAGCTAAAGGTCCTAACAAATATTGCTGAAAATATAGCAATTCAGGTTCAGTATAGCAGGCAAGAACGGCTAAGTGACGAAAGTCAAATCGATCCGTTTCAATAATTTATACAAACAGAGGCGAAATAACTATGTCGTGGAAAAAATATTTTAGACCAGTAAACTCGGTGTTGCCCGATAACAAGGGGCAATCAACAGGGCATGCTACGTCTAATAAGTATAATTCGTGGTTGCCCGAAGTATACCAAGGTCCTCCTGATCGCCTTCAGCGTTACAGCGTGTACGAAACAATGAACTTAGATAACGAAATACATGCAGCATTGGACACTATTGCAGATTTTTCCACCGAAAATGACGATGAAACTACACTTCCTTTTGTGTTTAACTGGAATGACGAACCTAGTCCAACTGAAATTAAGATACTCTCAAAAACGCTAAAGCAGTGGTGCATACTTAACGAGTGGGATAAACGGCTCTGGGGTGCAGTTCGCCAGACGTTGATGTACGGCGATCAATTTTTTATACGTGATCCAGAGACACATAAGTTATTCTGGTGCGATCCTAACAACGTCATGAAAGTAGTAGTAAACGAAAGCGAAGGTAAGAAGATCGAGCAGTACTTTATGAAGAACCTTGATCTTAACCTAAAAGATCTTGTCGCGACAAATATGTACGGCAGTAATGACAGAAAGGGCGGCGGAGCAGGTTTATATTCGCCTCCACTAACTATCGGCGGCAATTTTACTACGAATGTGTACGCCGGCGGCATGGGCGGCGGAAACAGCTTTTTTCAAACCACTGAAGAGGTAACTGTAGATGGTTGTCACGTACTACAACTAACTCTTTCAGACGGAATGAATGCTGCCTGGCCATTCGGTATATCGATACTAGAGTACGTATATAAAGTTTACAAACAAAAAGAACTGCTCGAAGATAGTATTCTAATTTATCGCGTACATCGCGCTCCGGAACGTCGTGTATTCTTCATCGATGTGGGTACCATGCCACCTAACAAAGCACAACAATACCTAGAACGTGTGCGTTACGAAGTACAGCAAAAGCGTATTCCTAGTCGTAACGGCGGTGGTCAAAATGTCGTTGACTCGGCATACAACCCAATGTCCATGCTTGAGGATTACTTCTTTGCTACTACCTCTGACGGCCGCGGCTCTAAAGTTGAGACACTCCCAGGTGGTGAAAACTTAGGAGATATTGACGATTTGCGTTATTTTAACAACAAGATGCTAAGAGCATTAGGTGTACCTAGTTCATATTTACCGACAGGTCCGGAAGATGGTACAGCATCTTACAACGACGGCAGAGTAGGCACAGCGTTTATACAAGAGTTTAGATTCTCTAAAGTTTGCGAACGTTATCAGAAGCAAATCGTTAAGCCGTTAGATCAAGAGTTCAAATTGTTCTTAAAACATAGGGGTATTTCTATAGACAATGCGTTATTTAATCTCACCCTCACTCCACCGCAAAATTTCTCCGAATATCGTCGATTAGAGCTAGACGCAGCGCAAATAAACGTGTTTGCTGCAATGGCAGAGGTGCCCTATATATCTAAGCGTTTTGCACTGAAGCGTTATTTAGGGCTCACTGAGCAAGAAATTGCAGAAAACGAGAAGTTATGGAAAGAAGAAAAAGGTACGAAGAAAACCCCTAGCAAAGAAGATATTTCCGCAACATCATTAGGCGATGCTGGAATTACAGCATCCGGGATCGAAGGCATGGCACCCGATGACGGGTTCGAAGAGCCCGTAGACGACCTGGACTTAGGCAATGATGCAGATTTAGATATTGATCTCGATAACCCAGCTGAAGAAGTAGATTCCTTCGGTGAAGAACCATGAGTCAGTGATAGATAATTACGATGAGTTTAGATAAATATCTATTACTAAAGGAGGTTTAAAATTAAAGCTAAACATTTACTCTGCGAATTTTATGATCCTGCGCATGACGAGCTATCGCAGTGGGAGTATGACGACACGAGACGACCGAGACTAACGTTTCAGCACCTGCACAATCTTAGAATTTCTAAAGATGCAGAAAAAGTCGATAAAGCACAGCACCTAGCATTCGTCCCCACAATGTACAATCAACCAATGGACGACCCCGGCGGATTGTAAAGGAATTTAAGCATCCCTCCACCCTTTTAGCCAAAAAGAGACTCTTTTTGGCCTATTTCTGCGGTTTTTTAAAAAATCTTATAAATAATGTTAGATAAATATTTTAATGTTAATCTAACAATTATTTTATAGGAGACCCAAACCATGTCACAACAAAAGAAACTTGAGCAAATTCTAAATCTTCTTGTTAATGAAGAAATGGGACAAGCTGAAGAACTTTTGCATGAGCTTGTTATCGAAAAGGCCCGATATATCTACGAAGAACTCGTCAACGAAGAAGATGGTGACGAAGAAGCGATGGGTGACTCCATCGGCGGCGATATGAAGCAGGGTTTCACTGACGAAGTTTCTAATGCAGAAGATGATATCGAAACAGACGAATTACAAGACGGCGAAGTCGACAGCGACGAAACTGAAGAACTTAGCACCGAAGAGAGAGTCGAGGACCTTGAGTCGCAACTTGAAGAATTGCGTGCTGAATTCGAACAATTAATGTCCGACGAACTAGAAGAACCGTATCACGATGCAGATGATTTTGCCGGTGATTACAGTGACGAAGGTGGACTTGATGTTGATTTTGGTGACGAAGGAAGTGACTTAGAGTTCGACAATAGACTAGGCGAAGCTACTAATTTCTCTAACAACGTATCTGTGTCCATGGACACTGAAGGGAAATTCGTAGGTGCTGGTAAATCCGCCGGCGCAACAGGAACTGAGAGTCCTTATACACATGCTCCTAGGCAATTCATCGATGGTGCTGATCCAGTTGAATTTACTAAAGGTAATGATAAGCCAGGCGGTGCTACCCCTTCCTCGAAAGACGAAACGCCTAGTGATAACATTAATGCTACTCAGAAAAATGCACCATCTACAGGACAAGAAGGCACTGCCGGTTTTGTCGGCACAGGTAAAGGCTCTACAAAAGGTGCCGAAGGCACCAAGAGTCCATTGACTAACATGCCGCGTAGATAATCAGGAATAGGTGAAGATTATGTCTAATAAATTGTATGAGTACATGTCGTTTAATCAAGCACAATTAGTGCTTGAAGACATTAACGGCGGTAAAGACCTTTGCATGAAGGGTATCTTTATACAAGGCGATGTGCGTAATCAGAACCAGCGTGTCTACCCTTTGCGAGAAATTAATAATGCAGTCAACGCAATTAATGAAAAAGTTAGCAAAGGGGAAACTGTTCTAGGCGAGCTAGATCACCCCGAAGAACTATCCATCAACCTTGACAGAGTATCACACATGATCTCCGAGATGTGGATGGATGGACACGACGGCTACGGTAAACTAAAAATCATACCAACTCCCACCGGCGAAATTGTTAAGACCTTGCTGCATGCTGGCGCTAAATTAGGCGTTAGTTCCAGAGGATCCGGCAACGTAGGCGATGACGGCCATGTGTCTGATTTTGAAATTGTCACTGTAGATATAGTAGCTCAACCTAGTGCGCCGAATGCATATCCACGTACAATTTACGAAAGCCTTTTTAACATGAAAGGTGGGGCCAGTATATACGAAATGGCAAAAGGTGTTTCGTATGGCGACCCAATTGCACACAGACATTTACAGAAAAATATTATTAAGTTTATTAATGACTTGAAGATTTAAGGAGACTCAAGATGGCAAAGGATTTAAAAAAGATCTTGAGTGAAAGCGCAGGGTTAACAGAAGAACAACAGATTCAAATCTCCGAAGCTTGGAATTCTAAGCTATCAGAAGCTCGGGAAGAAATTTCCGCCAATCTAAGAGAAGAATTTGCTAGAAAGTATACGCACGATAAAGGTGTGCTTGCTGAAGCAATGGATCGTTTTTTAACTGACAAGATTCGCGTTGAACTCGAAGAATTTGCACAGGATAAGAGAGATCTTATTACTGAGCGCGCCGCTTACAGACGTAAAATTAAAGAGCACACTTCTGTTCTAGACAAGTTCATTACTCAGCAAGTAGCAAAAGAAGTAAAAGAGTTGCACGAAGATAAGCAAAAACTAGGTTCTGATTTCAAGAAACTAGAAAACTTCATATTAAAGCAGCTAGCTGAGGAAATTCGCGAGTTCCGTAAGGACAAGCGTGAACTAGTAGAACAAAAGGTTAAGATGGTTCGCGAAGGCAAGGCACACTTAAACGAAACAAAAAAAGCGTTTATTTCTCGTGCAGCTAAGTTAGTCGAACAAAAAATTAACGATGTACTTCGTTCCGAGATGTCGCAGTTTAAAGGCGATATTAAAGTAGCCCGCGAAAACGAATTCGGTCGTAGAATGTATGAAGCATTCGTCGGCGAATATATGACTTCTTACCTAAATGAAGGTACGGAAGTTCGCAAGCTACAAAAAGTTGTAGAAAGCAAAGATCGAGAAATTGAAGCAATTAAAGAGTCTGTTCAGCAGAAAGATAAGATTGCCGAGAGTCTACAGTCCGAGCTTAATGTAGCAAGAGATCGCATTAATCGTAACAAAGTAATGTCCGAATTACTATCTCCACTTGCAAAAGAAAAGAGAGCTGTAATGAAGGGCTTATTAGAGTCAGTACAGACGAAAGAACTTGAAAGAAGTTTTAACAAGTATCTACCGGCTGTGTTGAATGAAACTTCTGTTCCGAGAACAAATGCAGCTAAAAGACCGCTTACAGAGGGTTCTAAACTGTCCGAAAGAACAGGAAATCGGGTTAATAATGCCCAACAAGGTAATTCAGATAGCGAGTTCAACAGCGAGTTATCACACATAAAAACTTTAGCAGGTTTAAAATAAGGAGATACAAATATGGCAAGTAAGCTATTTGAGAGCAATTGGGGTGCAACGAAAGA